ATTTTAAATTAATTATAAAATAATTCAATTAATTAATTCATTAATTACATTTAGATTTTGGTTTAAATGCTTCTCTTAGAATGGGCTGAATATATAAGGAGCTTTGCTTTAATTCTTCCGCATTTAATTCTTTAAACCAATCGGGCAATCCAGGACTAGTATTATAAAATGGGAAAAAATAACGATCTGTTCCACAATCTTGATTCTGGAAAGGTTTAAAAATTCGATTTAATTTATTTCCATATGAATCATATTCCTGACATTGCGACGATATATGATGATATTTCCAATTTTTCTTAGCCACTAATTGATCATGACACTGAGCTAAAATTTCTTTACCAATACCGTGATAATCTACTTTATTTTGGTTCTGAATTTTTTCTTCCGCTCGTTTTCGAATACATTGAATAAAATCCGATTTAGGTCGAGACATCATCATCCAGTTTAACGGGCGGCTATATCCATTCATTGTTTGACTGCATTTTTTCTTATTAAACCCACAACCAAAACCCACATAATCTACATGTTCCAAATGTTTATAATAGTCACATAAGCATTTGACCACGACAATATCAGCATCAATCCAAACGCCTCCGTATTTTTCCAGTAATAAATATCGATAAAAATCAACTTTCTGAGGAATCGATAATTTTTCTAAATCATAATTTTGAATTTCGGGAATATAATCATAAACACTTTTTTCATCTAATGAAATAATATTAAAACAATTCCCACAATTATGTAAAACACTCTGCTCACATAAGTCAATATAGCCTGGTTTTTTCTTTCCTAAGGGTGTCTCCCAATATTTCCAGATGATCGGTTTATTTTTATTGAAAAAAATATTTGTATTGGAAAATCCTTCGTACATTTGAATTTGAAATGATTTATTATATTTTTGATAAAATAAATAGTAAATCATTCCAATTAGTATAATTGCATAAAAAATAAGTAATATATTTGAATAAGGAAAACTATTTTTACCCATAGTCTACTATTATTTAGATAAGATTAAAAATCAATTTAAAAATAAATTAATATTTATTTATAAATTAAACTTAAAACCGAATATTACAAATGAGTGCTTTTGAAAAACAAGATTATATTCCTTCTATCCTTTGGTATCAAAATAATACATCTATCTTTACGGAAATTGAATTATCAAACTATCAAGACACCACCATTGATATATCTGAAAATCATTTTTCCTTTTTAAGTATAAGCAAAGATAAAACTTATAAAATAGATTTTGAATTGTATAAGCCAATTAAAAATCATAAGATACAGTATAATGAAAATAATATTAAAATAGTATTAGAAAAAGAAGAAGATGATGACGAATGGCCAAGATTAACGCAAGTGAAAAATATGTATAAACAACATATTAAAATTCATTGGACTTATTGGAATACAGAAGATGAGGAAGAAGAAAATGATAATATGGGAAATTTTGATATGGCACAGATGATGAATGGCATGAATGGAAATCAATTTAATATGGAAGAAATGATGAAAAATATGAGTAGTGAAGAGGAAATAAATAATGATGATGAAAATAATGATGATGACAATAAAGATGATGATGACAATGATGATGATAATAATGATGATGAGAATAATGATGATGATGACAATAAGGAAGAAAATCAAAATGAAACTTTGCAGGAAAATGAAGGTGATGAAAATAAGCAATCATTAAATGAAGATTTAGATGCTGCTTTTGATAATAGTCATTCTGAAGAATTATCCTCATGCAGTCATTAAAAAAGTTTATGAAAGTAATTAAATTCAAAATAAATAAAATGCAAAAAAAATATTGGAATATTATAGAGAGTATTATGAAAAAAAAAACTTCAATATCAAAAAAATTACCTTTATATTTTATTCAAGAATCAGATTATGAAGGTGGAAAATTAAATAAAAATAAAGAAAAAGCATTTCGTATATTTGATGATAAACAATTAGGTTATAATTATCAAATAAGCACTATTTCAATGTTAAAATTATTTGATTCCTTTATGAAACAAAAAAATAATCAACGAAATAATAATCAATTTTTTTACATGAAAGCAACTGAATCAGCATCTTATTATAAAAATTTAATTAAAAATAATAAAAAATTGCATAAATATAAATAAATAAAAATTGCAAAATAAATAAAACAAATATACAAAAATTTTATCCTTTTAAAGTATATGAATAGTTATTTTATTATTATTCTTATTTTATTTATTCTCTGCATTCTAACTTATTGTATTTATGATAACAAAAAAACAATTGAACATTATTGTTATATACCTAAATATAATGCCCAGGGAGTTCGTAATAATTTTAATGTACATTATTCCTATAAACCTCAATCAAATATTAAGAATAGTGGATGTGATAATTATTGGAAAAATTGGTCAATGGAATCAAATAGTATCATGGTGACTGATGAACCAATACCAGTACCTAGTGATCAATTAAAATTACCGCCTACTTCGCAATTTGGCAATCGTTCGTATGCTACTGGATTAATTGATTACAAAAAATTAGTATCGATGATCAATGATCCTGATAAAAATTACTTTAAACGGTCCCAAGTATTAAATTTAAATCCACTAACTAAAGAAAAAGTTCCTTATTATTACCAAGTCGAATTTTCAATTATTCAAATGAATAAAAAAACCGATAAACAGCGCTGGGAACAATATAGTCCTTCCGTGATGACAACTTTTAAATATGAAGACATTGCTTCTCCCATAATGTTAGTAAATGAATTAAATTTAGAATTTCAAAAAAGAATCAATAATAAACAACAATTTATCGTATCCAAGCGAGATAAATTAATTTATGGTATTGTAAATTTTCAAATTATTTATTATAAAATTCTAAATATCATGTATTTGGATAACAATAAAGATATTCCCGTCTATGTTATGCAGATCGGATTATTCCAAGAAAAAAATTATTACATTCCCACGTTTTCCTATATTGGTCTCAAATTAAAAGGGAAGCTTATGATTGTAAAAGCTGAATACGTAGGAGTGAACGCAAATCAAGATTTTTTATTACCCGATGCTGCTGATAATTTTAAAAATCAAAAAAACTTCTTTGTATTAAATCAAAATTTCAATAGTTTTAGTCCACGAATTACTAATTCGGATTATATAGTAAATATCGAAAACCAGATGAAAGATGCTCATAAATTAGTAAATCAATATGCTTGTTTTAATATTAATATTGACAATAGTCAAGATTCAGCAAAAGCATTTTTACCTTATTATTCACGTCAAGATTGCGAATCAACACTTGATCCCTTTGGAAGACCTAAAGCTGTTGGTGTTTACGATAAACCATGTAAAGAAGATAAAGAGTGTCCATTTTTCCAAAGTAATAAGAATTATCCTAATAAATTTGGAGGATGTGTAAATAATAAATGTCAATTACCCTTAAATATGACAAATATTGGGTATCATTATTATGTAAGTGACAAAACAAGTGCTCCTCTTTGTTATAATTGTAATAATAATCAATTTGATGCTACTGCTTCGGAATTAGGAAATTGTTGTCATGAACAATTTGATAAAAAGAAATATCCCTTTCTAAAAAGTCCTGATTATGCTTTTAAAAATGATGAACTTCTTCGTAAAAATTATGATTTACAAACAAATTTCATAATTAAAGGAAAAAATAAATTTCAATTTGTACCAAAAAAAAAAGATTAAAGATTACTCTTTTTCTGTTAAAAAACCATTATTCTGTAATGATTTTTCATCACATTTTTTTACACCCACTAGATATTGACAATTTTGATTATCATTATTTGATACATAACCATATTTTTGAAATATTTTAATCGTGGTATGATGATATTGTAAATAACGAGATATATTAGGACGAGGACCAATACGCTCAATTTTAAATTTTTCTGGTAAAATATGATTAATTATCTTAATATTTTCTAAAAATAAAGTAGTAATATTTTTAATCGTTTCATCATTAATGTGATTATTGGTAATCAAATAATGCTGGTAACTTAATATTGGCATATCAGGTTTATAAGTAAAATAATAATAGTTTCCAAATTTTTTAGGTAAATAATTAGACGAAATTTTGTTTAAATCATAGGTATCAACATCAAAAAAACTATTTTTAGCTAAGAAACTTTCTTGTAATTTTTGTTTTAATTGAAAAGGTATGATAATAATATCTCTTTCAAAATCATAATTAATGAAATCATTTAAGCGCGAACTGGGCAAACTTAAACCATAAATAGATACTTGAATTTCATCATTTTTTAATCCATTATGCAGATCTTCTATAGTATCATAAACTTTCAGAATCATATCCCCTTTACTATAATTTAAATCACTCAAAAACTTATGGATATAAAAATACATACTATCTTCAGCATCTAATATACCTATTTTAGTTTGGTAAGGCATTTTATCAAGGCTATAAATATTATATTTTAATTTTGTCATACAAAGTAAATACGATTTATATAAATTTGAAATCACATACATATTGTTTAATTTATTTCGATTCTTATAATTATAAAAACTAATCAGTAATAGATTGACAATTGTTAAATTTATTTTATTTTCATATAATAAATCTAATGCATTTATACGATTAAAAATTTTTACAGAATCAATTTGATAAGAGAGTGTTTTATTTATAATAATTCTTGAAATAATATTATTAAATTCATATGCATATTCGGTAGAACCAAAAATCACTTCATTAAAGTCTATTTTTTTTTTAAAATAATTTTTATTATAATTATGATTTTTATAAAAATTATCTAATAAATTTGAATCTACATCATAAAAGGGTAAATAATAAGTTAAAAAATGTTCTTTCTTGTATAAAACTGTTTTATTTAGAACATAGAATAAAATATAGATAATAAGAAATATAATAAGTACTATTAAAAAAGAATAAGTCATCTATATATTATTTCTATAAAATATAAGGAAATAAAAAATAAAAAATATATCTAAATAATTAATATATATGATATTTGATTTAAAATTCGTTATTTTTATTTATATCATATTCATTATTTTATTATATTTATATAAGCCAAATATTCTTACTTTAGGCAATAATAAAAATAAAAAGCTTATTTATTTGGTTTTTCTAATTATTATCTTAGCCATAATTTCTTATTATATAAAAGTAGTTATGGAATATTTTTTTTAAAAATATCAAATATAATAAATAATGAAAAAAAATATTTCATTAGTTATTCATAGGAAAAATGAAAAAAAATACGATTCTATTTTTTCTTATCCTATTATGAAAAATTTTGTAAATGATCATTTTTTAAATAATAATCATAATAATAGTAATAATAGTAATAATAATAATTTCTACCTATATATAAAACCACAACATTCTTTTTTTTCTGTAATAAATCAACTTGCACAATTTATAATTTCCAAAATTAAATTAATTATTCTATTTTTATTGGTTTTCATTTCTATGATTAAATTGACTTAAAGTAAATAGTTTATATACATAGTATAAATTAAAATGAGTAGTTTAGAAAATAGTTCCCTTGAAGCTTCACAAATGGATAAATTAGCTATTTCCAGTAATAATGATGACATAGAACAATCTGAAATTAGCATTGAAGAACAATCTGATGGCGATGATGATGAAGAACAATCTGGCGGCGATGATGATGAAGAAGAATCTGGTGACGATGATGATCAAAGTGGAGCAAGTAGTAATGTAGCAATTGATCTTTCCGAAAATGAATTTTACAAAGGAATGTGTACGCTTTTGGAAGATCAAGAAGGAAATAATATTCTCGAATACATTAGTTTGCTTCATTCTGAATTAATTGGTCATAATAAAACGATGAAAGCCATTAAAAAAGATCTTTCTACCATTGCTGAATGTGCTAAGATCATGACACAGCAAATGAGTAAAGGTAAAATTTAATTTTTCTATTTTCCTTTTTATAAAAATAATTATCAAAAAAACAAAAAGTGAATATTATTTAATTTAAAGTATTACTCTATTATTTATTATAATATGAATTATTATAATAAATATACATCTGTTGATACCTCTATAGAAATAAATACATCTTCTTTTCCCCTATTTTCAGGAAAATTAGAAAAAAAAGAAGATACTTTTTACGTAAATGACGTGGAAGTAGAAAATAATCGGGGTATTATTCATGATATTGTCTATGTCAATCAAGAAACAAATGAAGTAGTTAATATTCAGAAACGAAGTAAAAAAATTATTCCCGGGATATTACAACTTCAATCCAAAATGAAATATGGAGTAAAAAATAATAAACCTATTTATTTATTTAAACCTTGTAATAAACAATATCCTTATTTTTATGTTTGTTCTTCTTCCAAAGCGCAAAAACAAGTTTATGCATTAATTGAATTTAAATCATGGGAAACATATGAAAAACAACCTTTTGGAATTATTATAGAAATTCTTGGACCCATTGGACAAGAAGAAAATGATCTAAAAGCTCTACTTTATTATTATGATTTATTTCATAAACAACAAAAAGCAAATCCTCTCGAACTTCAAGTACATAAGCAAATGATACAAGATATTTCCCTAAAAGATATTGAATATTCTATTTTTTGTATTGATCCACCTGGATCTATGGATTTAGATGATGGTTTTCACTACCAAGTTCATGAAGATTACGAAGAAATTGGTATTCACATTGCTTATCCTTATAAATTTTTATCATCTCCTTCCTTAATTGATGAATTATTTCAACGTGTTTGTACATTATATGTACATCCAAATATTGATTTAATTTCTTCTAAATATGCAACTAATTTATGTTCTTTCTTGAAAAATCAAAATCGATATGCAATTAGTCTTATATTAAAAATAAAAGATAATCAATTAATTGATTATCAAGTAAAAGAAACAACTGTTCATGTTCGATATAATTACCATTATGAGCAATTTGACGAATTAATATCTAATTATCATAAAAATTTTAAAAAAGATGAACATGAACATGCTTACTTATCTTTTTTAAGAACAACAAAAGCATTTTTTCAATTAGAAAAAATTGATTCACATAGCTTAGTCGAACATTGGATGATTTTTATGAATAAAACAATGGCATCATTATTAATTAAGAATCCTATTTTAAATAATGTAATTGTGCGAGTTCATCAATCAAACTATGATTATGAAAAACAAATGGAACAAAAAAAAGTAATTCAAGATAATGAAGAAATAAATAAAGATGATGAAAATAAAGATAAAAATAAAGATAAAAATAAAGATGAAGAAATAAATAAAGATGAAAATAAAGATAAAAATAAAGATGAAGAAATAAATAAAGATGAAAATAAAGATAAAAATAAAGATGAAGAAATAAATGAAGAAGAAAAAAAACAATTTTTAGATTATTTACATTATTTAGATGAACAAAGTGCTTCTTATGAAATTTATGATGTATCTAAAGAGCAAGGTCATTCCAAAATGAATAATTGTTTATATACACATTTTACATCACCTATGCGAAGATGTGTCGATTTTTTCAATCAAGCCTTATTTATAAATCATAAAAATATATTTCATCCAAATGAATTACAGAAACACATTGATTTTATCAATCAATATGAAAAAAGATTAAAAAAATTTTATCGAAAACAAAGACGCTTAGAATTTATATATTCTCATCAAGAAATAAATCAAACACTGAAAACCATAGGATATATTTCTAAAATTGGGGATAATTATATTCGAGTCTATATTCCTCAATTTCAATTGGATGAAAAAGTACTTTTATTTCATCATAAAGTAAAGAAAATAATATCTATAGAAAAAAATGAAACTTCCATTACTTATACTTATGAGCAAAAGAAATATAATTATGAACTTTATCAAAAAATTAACATAGAATTATTTATTTTATCACAAGAAGAAAACTTAATGGAAAAAATCAAAATAATGATTGTGTAAAAATATTAGAAAATTTTTCATACTGTAGAAGTATATGGGAAATCAAGAATCAATCCCCGTAAATCCAAATGGTCATCTTAAAAAAAAGAAGAACCCTTCTGAAAACCAAGCAAGACCTAGTAATAATCCTAGGAAAAAAAATCCTCAAAAAAAAAATTTAACGAAGCATCATAATACTACTCATTTTCCTAATTCATCCCAATATTATCAAGAAAATACTCATTACAATCAACAACAACTTCCTCCGAATCATCAAATAATTAATGGACAACAATATGTTCAATCGAATAATAATTATGAACAACAAAGAAATAATATTGTTCATATTCCAAATCAACAAACATACCAAGATTTTTCAAATTACAACTATGAATTAAAAGAAAAAAATACGCAAATGAATAATGAATTAGTAAATCGACGACTAATACAAGTTCAGGAACCTTCTTCAAAAAATCCTGATCAATTTATGAATTATCCTTCTTCTTCTAACGATCAAGTAAGTGCTCCTAAACCAAGCTTTGATAATATTAAATTTGACCCCTATAATTTTAATGATGATGTCAATCATTATAAACAAAGTTTACAACAAGAAAAAAGCGAATTTGAAAAGCATCAATTACGTGAAAAACAAAATTTTGATGAACAATATAGTAAAAAATCGGAATATTTAAATGAAAAAATACGTATGTTTGAAGAAGATTATAATCCATGGGAAATTTTAGGAATGGAACATGACAATGATTATGATATTCAAAATATAAAACGTGCCTATAAAAAAAGAGCATTGAAATATCATCCTGATAAAAATCTAGGAAATAAAGATACAACAGATCTTTTTAATTTAATTACCAACGCATATATTTATTTATTAAAAAAAGCAGAAGAAGTAAATGAACATGAAATAAAAATAAATCGTCAAGTATCCAAGCAAGATTATGAAGATGATATTAATGAAAATGTTGTGAATATTCATTTAGACAAAGATAATTTTAATTTAAATAAATTCAATCAAATTTTTGAACAATATAAATTAAATGATGATAATGATACTGGATATGAAGATTTAATGAAAGGAAATGATAATCTTTCTGAACAAAAGAAATTTAATTCTAAAGTGAGCCAAGATGTATTCAATGCTCATTTCAATGAATTAAAAAAAAATAAGCATCAAGAACAATTAATTAAATTTCAAGAACCCAATGCATTACATTCTTCGAGTGGACTTTCTACAGAATTACTTGGTTCATCCAGTTCAGATGGTTTTGGATTTTCAAATAATAATAATTTATCTTATACAGATATTAAATCGGCTCATTTTGATGAAAATTTATTAATTGATCCAAATAGTGTAAATTATAAAACATATAATTCTGTGGAACAATTAGAAAATGATCGATCTACTATTTCTTTTAAAGCTAATAAAAAGGAAAAAGAAATGTATAAAAAAATTGAATTTGAAGAAAATGAACGTGAAAGAATGCGACAGTTACGTGTAAAAGAAAAAGATGGATTAATAAAAAATCAATTCAAAAAAATGAATCATAAATTAATTGTTCATAAAAAAAATTAGGTGTTCTTATTTTTTAGGTATATTTACTTCATAATTATAAAAAAACTACGATGTAGGAGTGTAAATGTAAGTATTTTTTTTTTTATAAAATAGAAAAATATATTTTATTCTAATACAATAAAATATATTCTCTTTTATTTATCATGATAAATTCAAAATATAATAATCATTCAAATAGTCATATAAATAATAAATTATATAATCATTTTAAGCATTATTCAATGAATAATCAAAATAATAATGAAAATAAGGTAAATAATGAAAATAATATAAATAATGAAAATATTGATTCAGAAAATAAGAAAAATGAAAATAATATAAATAATGAAAACAATAAAATTGATTTTAATTATGGATTATGTAGTTTTACCGAACGAAGTCAATTATTAAATGGAAAGCAATTTGCAATCGAAGATCTCGAAAAAATAGTAAAAAATTGTGATATTGCTTTAGGAAATATTCTATCTACACAAAAAAAACTAACTTCTGATTTTTGTGCAAAATATTTTTTAGAGCCAAACAATAAATATGCGACAAATAAAAAAGACAATAAAATAGAAGTCCATGAAATATTGAGACATCAAAAGCACCTACACTTTATAGATCTAAATAAATCTTATCGTAAATTTTATCAAACTGATATACCTTATGATTATTAATTAAATAGCAAAAAGTAAATAGTACGATAAAATACATAGAATTATATAAAGCATGATAAAAAGAAAATAAAAATAATTATACACAAATTGTAGATTCATTTATATTTAAATATAAATTCTTTTTAATTATATATATTCTTTTCAATAATATATACTTTTTAATAATATATTATGCATTTTTTATTTTATATAGGGTTTCTTTACTTTATATTTTATAATTATACCTCAAAAATATGCCAATTTTTACTGCATTTCTTAGGATTTCAAGTTTCCATTTCCTTACATGATTATCCATCCAAATTAATTATTATTAGTTCACATACATCTATTTATGATTTCTTTCTAGGATTGATCATTTATTATGGATATTTTCATCAGAAATATAAATTATATTGTTTAATGAAAAAATTATTTGAATCGATGGTCAGTCCCTTTTTATTATTTTTAGATAATAAATTACAAATTATCAGTGTTGATCATTCAAAAAAAGGATTAACACAGCAAATTATTTCGAAATTAGAAAATAAGGATCATTACTGCATATATATAGCACCTGAAGGTACGCGTAAATTAACGAATACTTTACGAAAAGGTTACCACGTAATTGCGAAAGAATTGAATATTCATGTTGCTTATTTGGGTATTGATTTCCACAAAAAAATCATTCATTTAGAAAAAGACTATGAAGTAAATCCAGAATGGGAATCTGAACAACAATATTTTATTGAGCAATCAAAAAAATATTTGCCACTATATCCGGAAAAATGTTATTGGACAAAAGATTATTACCATTCGGAATCACTATCCTCTTCATTATCTGATTCTTGAATACACAATTCATCAATTAATGAAACTAATGTGTTTTCCTCTTTATTAGAAAATTGAATCATTGAAATAAGATTCTTAATAATTTCACCAATATCAGGAACATCAAGAATAATATCATTAATATTTTGAATATTATCTTTTAAAGATCGATATATAATTGCTGAATATTTATCAGAATACTCATTATTAAGTGAATGAAGTACCTCTTGAATAAAAAATAAATTATATTTCTTAGATTTATCAATATTCAATGAAATCATTCTTTGAATACATAAAGTTTTATCATCTTTCCCTAAAGATTCTAAATAGGAAATTATTTGATTATTATTTTGTTTCTTCACATGATCCAAGAAAGTTTCTATAATATTTTCTTTGGTTATTTCCTTATTTTTCAATTTTGTGTCAGAAAAAGCTGATCCGTTAATCCAGTCACTTTGGAAAGACCCTGGTTTATAAGCATTGGGATTGGAAGAAATATGTAATTTATGAGAATTTGTACGACTATCATTATAAGTGTCAGTAAAATAACTATTTTTAACAACTGGGTGAACTAATTTTTGAAATAAAATAATGATTTCATCAATAAAAAATTTAGAACGCTTAGAAATATCTGTTTCTAAGTAATTAGTTAAAATTTTCACATATTGTTGTATCAATTCATTGTAGTTTCCAAATTTAAAATAAGAACAATGTTCTTTTATTTTGGTTAATATTAAATTAATAAGTTCTAATTCAATTTCGGTTATTGGTTCAAAATTGTTATTTAAATGGAGTAAATTAATGATTACAATGTTAATGATCTTAAAATTAATATGTTTATTAATAAATAAAATGGATATTAATTCACATAAAGAAAGTAATTTTTTTTTTTCTTCAAAGAATAATTCATCTCCTAACTGGGTAATATTCAAATTTTTACGATTAAATAAATTTTGAATATAATTTAAGAAATAAATTTTAAAATTCATTTTTTTATAAGCATCATTCTTTAAAGAAGATTCATTCTTAAAGGGGCCGTTATATTGAATATTTGATTCATTTAAACCATCTGATGAATCTTTTGTATCTTCATTATTTTTACAATTTGTATCATTATTTAAATACCAATAATAATCATAATTTTTCTTTTTAATGGTAATTAAATTATAATGTAATTCGCGATTAGACCAAATTTGATTACACAACTGTATATATAAATTACGATATTTATTATCAAATATGCATTTATTAATAATTTCTTGAGATAATAATTCAAAAATCTTTATATTTTCATGATTAATTAATTCTTCAATTAATTGTTTACTGACTTTTTCATATGTTTCTTCACAAATTTTATTTAAATGACTACGAATAGTAATTAAAATTTTTTCATTTTCATTTTGAATATTGTTCACATCATAAATTTTCTTAAATTCTTCATTATCACGATGTATTTTTAAGTATTTCATATTTTTTTGTTCCATAATGGATTTTTTAAATTTAATAGCATTCGCATTATACTTTTTTTTTTCTTCTTCATATAAAACTAAATAATAATCATAAAATTGATTAAATTTTTCATCATCAATATGTTGATGAGAATTTAAATATTGTTCAGCATCAAGCTGTTCAATATTTGAAACAAATGTGTTGTAATCAACTTGCATTATATTATTAATATAATAATAATCCTTTAAATTTAACAATTTAATTATAAATAAATATAAAAATAATAATCTAAAAATAATTATTTTATTTATCAATAAAAATTTTAATATTAAAATAAAAAATGATATAAATATTTAAAAAAAATAAACTATAGTTATTACATAGAGAATCATGACAACTAATTTACTTAATTCAAATATGGATTCTACTTTTGAAATAGAACCAGATACAAAAACAACTTTAAATAGTATGAAATCGTCTAATTTTAAAGAAAATATTTTTTTTAATTCAATGATTAAGCAAAGAGTTATTGTTCAAGCAAAGTATTTAAATAGTCATATTAATCAATATTTGCTAGATTATTTAAAACATAGATTTGAAGGAAAATGTGTTAGTGAAGGATATATTCAACAAGATTCCATAGAAATAATTGAAAAAAGTATTGGATATATAAATGGAAGTAGATTTATGGGAGATGTTAATTATGATATTTTATTTAAAGCAAATATTTGTAATCCCATGATCAACAATACAATTGAATGTGAAGTAAAATTTATTAATAAATTAGGATTATTGTGTAAAAACGGACCTATTACGATTATTGTTGGACGACAATTTCACTTTAACCCTAATTTATTAGATAATATTCAAGTAGGAGAAATTATTAAAGTTTCCGTAATTGATAAAAAATTTTCGTTAAATGATCGACAAATTGAAGTAACAGCAAAATTAATAGAAGAAGAAATATCGAATAATAATACATTTTCTACATCTAATAATATGGTAGAAGGTGATTTAGGAGATGGTCTGGATGATTTATTTACAGAAGAAGAAAATGATACTATGAACTCTGAAATATTAATGGAAAATAATAAAAAATTAAATAAGAAAAAAAGAACTATGTCAATTGATGAAGATGAAGATGAGTATATTGATTCTTTGGCAGAAGATGATGAAGACGATGATGAAGAAGGATATCAATATGATGATGAAAATGAAGATCAATTAGAAGATAATTTAGAAAAGATAGAAGGTGAAGAAGATGATTTAGAAAATGAATTAGAAGAAGATGAAAAAACATTAGATGATGATGATGAATATGAGTAAAAAAGTTCGTATATTTCTTATATTTAATATGTATTCATAATAATAATTATATTATGAATATATTTATCGTAGATAATGTAAAAAATGTAGACACTTTTCAACAAAATGAAAATATAAATACAAATACTTCTGTACATAATAATTCAGATTCATTTCAATTAGATTTCGATGATTCGTCAACATCAACTACATTATCGAAAGAAAAAATTATAATTCAAAAAAAGAAAAAATTAATTGATATTACTAAAAACCTTTCTCAATTAGAATATTATGAAATATTTAATATATTAGAAACAGCAAATTGTCCATATAGTGATAATAATAATGGAATTTTTGTTAATTTACATAATGTCAATGACGATACCATTAATAAAATCTTTGAATTTTTAAATTTTATTAAAAAGAAAAAAGAAGAACTTCATATGCAAGATAATTATTTAGAAAATATGAAAAAAGAAATTGAAGAAACACAAGATATTAAAAATCAAGAAGAATCTTTTTCATCTGATTATAAAAATGAAATAAATTTTAAAAGAATTGATGAAGAACTAATACATAATGAAGAAAATATTAATATTGATGATTATTTATGCTTTTCGAGTGATGATGAAAATAATTTGGATGATAAATTGAATATTAAAAAGAAAAAAAATAAATATACAGGTAAAAAGGCAAAATTAATTAAATCTATGAAAGATATGGCACCCGTCTCTTCACAAACATAATTTATTTTTTTATTTGATTAATTATATAATTATACAAATTATATTATAATTTTCAGACTTTTATTTTATTTTAACAAAAAAATAAAATTTGATTTTTTAAAACTAACACTATTTAAAATAGTTTCGTTATTAAAATACATATCAGCATAAATATTGAATTTTATTAATCATGTTAAGTGTAAATTATATTTCTAATTTTTTACAAGAAAAACAAGATAAGATTTCTTATAAAGATTTTCAGAAAATTTTAGATATTCAAAAAGATGATGATTATTTTCAAGAAATTAAAAAAGAAAAATCATCTACGACTACATCTACATCTACATCTATAAATGATCAAACACCATTTATTATAAACACAAATAATCAAAAGAATCCTCTTTCTTATTTTTTTGGTGAAAATGTTAATAATTATTCTATTTTTAAAAAAGTAGAAAATAAAAATGAATTATTTACATTTTTAAATAGTATTTTCCATATTGGAAATGAGTATTATTCTATTGAGTCTTTTCAAACAAAAAAATCAATTATGAAAACATTAATAAAAAAAATGGACGATGATATTATTAAAAAAGATCTTTATTTCGCTTTTAATTACGACAAAAATAGGAAGTTTAATAAAGAAAAAATTATGAAAACTCTCCAAGAATTGTATAGATTCAAAGTAGATCGAGAAACTATTGCTTTATTTAAACAATATGTTGCAGATTATTTAGGAATTAATATTTTTATAATTGGTATCATCAATAATAAAATTGACTTTGATAATCATGAATTCTATTTATGTCATAAATATGGAACTCAATTTAATCCTTATGTCCAATCTTTTTTTCTAATTAATCAAGATAATATTTACTATCCATTATTACAAAAGGTGTCAAAATATAAACCAAATAATGGATTTTCTTTTGATCAAATTCAACCTTATTTGAATAACATACTTACTTTTTATTCTATATCAATTGTAGAAGAAAAAAGTGAAGAATTACCTACAGATTCCAATGAAATAGATACTAATGAAATAGATACAACTATTAAAAATGAAATTTTTACTGAAAATAATAATGAATCTAAAGATGAATTAGAATCTAATGATAAAGCTAAATCTAATGATAAAACTAAATCTGATAATGAATATGAAATAGAAAATAATAAAGAAGAAAATACTGAATGTAAAATTATAGAAAATAAAAATAATGAACAAGAAATTATTAAAACACCCATGTATCAAGAATCTACGCTAAAAAAATTAAAAATAGATGAATTAAAATCGATGGCAACCAAGCATAACATTAATCTTCAAATAATTTCACCTATTTCAGGGAAATTAATCTTTAAAAAAAAAGCTGAATTAATTGAAGATTTAAAACTTATTTAAAAATAGAATATATTATATAGTATTAGTATGGAACTTTCAGAAAAAGTATATAATAAATTAAACTCATTATTTGAAAAATCCAAGAAAAAATCTATTTACGAATTGGAAATTCGATTTTCTTCTAAAAAAATAAATTATCAAATTTATAAAAATATTTTTCAAAAATTAACATTTTCTAAATTAAATAATGGAAAAGAATTAAAGTATTCTATGATTAATGATCTAGATATAATATTAAGCTCTAATAATACCAAGTCAAGAATGACTATTTCAGGTTCTGAAAATATAAAAAAATATTGGTTAAATCAAGATTTAAATGAAGATGAATATTCTTATATTGAAAAGGAAAAAATAGATACCTATGATGATCATATGTACGATCTTCGATTATCCTTAAATGAAGAATTACCTAAAGAAAAAATTATCAAAAAAAATATGGAATTTCTAAAATCTACTAATAAACCTAAATACTATCGTTTTAAAAATAGATATCGTATTCATGCTGAAGATGATTCTTTTTTTATTGACTTAACGAATGTAAAATCAGGATATGGGCCAAGTTTCCGTGAATCCAATACATTAGAAAGTGTATCTAAGTATGAAATTGAAATTGAAGTCAATAATGAAGTTAAAAAAGATACAATTGATGATTTATTATCTTATATTTATTTAATTTTGACAGAAATAGAAGGAAACTCTATAATATTAAGTAATCAAGTAAAAGATAAAGTGATTGAAGATTATTATGAATTAATACAAGTAAAGTATAATCAAAATAAATACTCTAAAAATGATAAAAATAAGTTTGTTGCGGCAAATCCTAAAACAATTCATAAAGAAAATCTAATCAATTCTACAAATATAAAAAATTTATATAATCACTATGCAGTTACACTAAAAGCTGATGGTGAACGTTATTTATTATTTATAGATAATGAAGGAAAACAATATTTGATGAATAATCAATTTCACGTATTATCAAATGGTCAAATAAATAGTTCTTATAAAAATTCTTTAATTGAAGGTGAGTTAATTGAAACTGATACAGAAAAAATATTTTATGCATATGACATGCTTTTTAGTAAAGGAAATGACATTCGCAAACGATGGTTAAAGGCTTTAAAACGAGATCCAGAAGAAAAACATTTGGGAAGAATTGATTTTCTGAATCAATTTCTAGAAGATAAAAATCATCAAGAATTAGAAAATTATAAAGAATCTAAAAATATTATTCAAACAAAAAAGAAACCTTATGAATACTCATTACGAAATGACGGAAGTGATATTTTTGATAAAATTAAAAGTATATGGAATACACGTAAATCATTTCCATTTGAAGTGGATGGTATGATTTTATGCCCTATTATGGAACATTATCCTCTTCGTGGTGGAACATGGGATTCCTTATTTAAGTGGAAACCGTCTAATTTAAATACAATTGATTTTCTAGTAAAATTTTTAAAAGATGAAAACGGTACTATTATTTCAAGTCCTTATATTCAAAATGAAAAACGAGCGGATAAAATCAAAGAACAATCTTTAAAAATGTATTATACATTAGAATTATATGTCGGAACATCCGAAAATGTATTTAATAAAAATCAAAAACGAATGGTCACAAAAATTAAACCGGCTTTATTTAATCCTTATCAACATAATACAATTGAATTAGATGATAATAATAGTACAAAAGTGTTTATTAACGGCAACGAAAAAATATATTGTACTGATCCACTTACTAATGAAGAAGAAGAATTAATGGATAATACAATTGTAGAATTTGGTTATGATGAAGAAGCGGAAAATGGTTTTCACTGGAAACCATATCGATTCCGTAAAGATAAAACAAATTTATATAAAAGTGGTGAAAATGTATTTGGTAATTTTGATCGTGTTGCGAATGATATTTTCCGATCCATTAAGAATCCAGTAACTGAAGAAATGATTACAACGGGTCAAGTAGATATTTCAGAATTAAATTTGAAAGAAAATAAATCTTATTTTTCTCATTTGACAGATGGAAATACAAATAATAAATTCCGTGAACGTTTACCTTATCAAAATTTTCATAATTTTTACATTAAATATCAACTATTTTATTTCACTTCACCCAAATATTTAAATCAATATACTTCGGGTATGCACGGTCGTATGTTAGATTTATGTTCCGGAAAGGGTGTCGATATAACGAAAATAAAACTAATGGATTACGCGGAAGTCGTTGGCTTAGAAGTAGATGGTGAATCAGTCAAATATGCGCAAAATTTTTATAAAACTGTTTCTCGACCCAAGCCAAAGGCATATTATGTGCGTTCTGATACAAGCAAACTTATTTTTCCAAATCAAGCATGTGGTATTTCCGAAAGTGATAAAATTTACGTAAAAAAATTCATTCCTGAAAAATATTATTTTGATACGGTGAATTTAATGTTTTGTGTGCACTATTTTTTCCAAAATGAAATCACATTACGCACAATTATTCAAAATATGTCCGATAATTTAAAAATCGGAGGACATGTTATTGGTACAACATTTGATGGCGAAGTAATTTACAATCAATTAAAGGATAAAAAAGAAATTTTAGGTCATAAAAAGGGTGGAGAACTTATGTGGCGCATTGAAAAGAAATATAAATCTAAAATGGCATTTGGTGAAAAGCGTCCTAATTTAGGAAAAGAAATTGATGTATTTGTAAAATCAATTGGGGTGGTTCATACAGAATATTTAGTAAATTTTAAATATTTTGATAAAATTATGAGTGATTATGGATTTGAAAAAGTAATTCAAAAACCATTTCAGGATTTCTACGATGAATTAATGGATGGAAAAAATATCATGAACTTAAGTCCAGAAGAATTAAAAAGAAATAAAGAAAAAGTAGAAGCTATGTCTGAAGATGAAAAACGATTTAGTTTTTTAAGCACAGCATTTATTTATAAAAAAATAGAACATGCACCGGATAAATTATATATACAATTATCTCAATTGATGGAAAAAGAAGATAAAGTAAAAGATAAAAATGTATTTGTCATGGATAAAGAAACAGCAGAAATTGTTCAAGATGCGGAATTAGATGAAGAAAAATAAATAATGTAGATATACTATACATCCATTATACCTAGTTTTAATAAAATTTATGATTTGTTCAATAGATACTAAATTCTAATTTCCAAAGAAAGGTGTAAAAAATATATTGTTCAACATTATTTTTTATTTTATTTTTTTATTTTTTATAGAAAAAAAAAATATCAATTACATTTATTAGTTATATTATGACTAGTAAAAAAGTATATTTTACTCATATACCAAAAACAGCTGGTACATCATTAGAAGAAATAGTTTATAAAGCTGGTCATAAAAA